TCATAAAATGAATTCTGTTGAGTAATTGCGTTGTACCCGCTTTTTTTATGGCCGATCCCGTAAGCAAACCAGTCATTTCTGGCGCTGTTAATGGAGGAGTCGAAGACGAAGAAGGTGCTTGTTGTTGTGTTGACCCAGCAGGAATATTGCTTAAGGCGGGACTAATTGAGGGAATTTGTTGCTGCGGTATCTCTTCAGCTAACTTACCGCCCGAATCTAATACTACGCCAACCTTATTAGCTGGAACTGTCCCAATCACTCCGTTGCTAGCAATGATTTTTACACCACCATTTTCACCGCGCTGCCTAATAAAAGCATTTTGTACTGTTTCAGTTTCGGGGAGCACAGCGTTTCCTTGGATTCCTTGCGCTGTATTTATTGGATTACTTAAGGCAGAATCAAGCGTAGATACTTGTTGCTGTTGTGGTTGACCCTGATTCGGCGATTGTTGTGTTGGTTGTGGGATCGGCTGTCCAGCAGGTGTACCTGTTGCGCTCGGATAATATCCTTGGCTAGTTTGCGCTGCTGCAAGAATGTCTTTTCCTGTTGACGATAAAAATCGTTGAGGGGCTGATTGCGTCATTGCACCGCGATATTCTCCTAATGCCTGGGCGTTCTTTTGCATTATTTCATAGTTTTTCTTGGCGTCTTGCGTTCTTGAGTCGTTTTCGCCTAAAGTATCTACAAAATGCCTATATAATGCCTGGGCTTTAAATAGCTCAGGCATAGATGATAACTGTCCAAGCGGGTTGTTTTGTTGATATGCGCGTTGTGCGATTTGTGACGCTAAATTTTTCCCCTCCATTCCTCTTAAAGCAATTTCAGATTGTATATTTGGCCCATGCCATTGAGCTTGTTGTCCATATAAATTCCCTTGCTGATTTCTGTTATACATTTCAGATTCAATATTTGGCCCATAATACTGATTAACCAATTGAGCATGACGCAATTGTTCTTGTAAGGTTTTGGGCATATATTGACTTTGTAGTCCCTGTTGATAAAGCTTCTGGACTTGTTGAGCACCATAAAGCGCCGGCATTGATTCTTCTAAAGTATTTATTGGGAACATAAATGTCTCATTATTAAATTGTTGTAATTATCTTAAGCACCACCGCTAAAACCGCTACCAAAACCACCGCTACCACCAAACATTCCTTGTCCAGCAAGACCGAGAAGGCTACCTATTCCTCCCCATGCACCCTGCCTTCTTCGGTTAGCGTTTTCTTGGTTGGAATATGATAATTGCGCTTGAGACTTAAGCATGTCAGATAATGTATCGGTTGAGCCTCCAGCCGCTCCCGCTCCTGCTCCCATTATTCCTGCATAACCTCCTAATCCCTTTCCATATAGATTTTCTAGTCCTTGTAATGCCGACCCATACATATTTCCCATTCCTTGTAAGCCTGCCCCATACATTCCCTGTTGTCCCGCTAATCCTTGTCCATACAATCCCATAGCGTTGTTCAAATATTGATTGTAATCTTGGTTTGCCAATCCGTGGATTTGTTGTGCCATGTACTCTTGTTGCTGTGGACTACCTTTATATCCGCCAGCAGCGGCAGCGCGATTACCTGCTTTTGTCATCTGATCAACATTGAATTGATATCCAGGAGACTGTTGATATCCAGCCCCCATTTTATTCATGACTGCGCCAGGATTGTTTACAAGATTTTGATATTGTTCTGTCGGATTATTTTGACCTATAAGGTTTTGATATTGCCCCATTGGGTTATTGCCTTGGGTGGCAAGACCTAAATAACTCGCAAGCGGATTGGCGTAGTTTGTTAATTGCTGATATTGCCCTTGTAAAACAGGTAAAGCGCCTTGTCCGGCATTGACGAATGGCCCCAGATTGCGTTGCTGTTCTAATCGCATTTGTGCAAGTTGCGCATCTCCATTGCCACCGCCGCCACCACCACCGCCGCCACCACCACCGCCGTGTTTTTTATGACCGAACAATGACGCTGCCAATGAAAATGCTGCTGGAATTGCTGCTGCCCACATAAATTCACCTTTTTTTATTAAACTATATCTGCTTCCCCGTCGCTGAGCACAAAGCGGCCCAACCCATAAAATCTAAACTGAAAAATTACTTCGTTATATCTGCCTAAATTATAAAACTTGAAAATATTTCTTCTTTTTCCAGAATTATTAAGCCAAAGACCAAATGGATTACCAAAAGTAATGCCACCGTCTGATGATGTAGAGAGATCAACGCGCGCATCAATCTCATTCTCTCCCTGCTCTATAGGAAAAGTAATGCTATTTACAACAAAAGGTGCGCGACTAGTAAGCGCTGATGTTGGCGTTATAATTATTCTCGGTATTTCCTGTCCATTGGCAGTATTAAAGTCATTAGACAGTTGATACAAAATCGGCTCAGTTGCGCTTATAAAATAGTAATTATTATTAAAATAAGCTACTCGCCTTGCAATATGATAATTCTGATATGGATCACATAAGTTATAAAACTTCTTCGCATTAAAGTGATATACAAATGTCACATTATCGGCTGGATCAGCAAACGTAAGTTGGTAAAATGTTTGCCCATCTTGTTTAAATATAAACCCAAAAGAGTTTTCAGGATTTACTAATTGTGCCAAGCGGTAATTTATTCCATCGTCTGATATCTGCGTTGCAGGTCCACCAGCGCATAACAATATTGCTGGACCGGATTTTTCATTACTACCAAGCCAAATAACAAATTCCTCATTAGTAGCAATAGTAGCAGCATTCAAACACCCAAAATCGATGATATAGCCGCTGTTTCTTTGGTATTGAAATAGTTGTAGTTTGAGATCGCTCCATAACTCTGTTACTGTCTTTCCCATCACAAGAAGCTGTCCTGGCTTACCAGGAACTCTAACGCAAGCCATTACATTATCAGGTTTTGTCTCAAAACTTCCGGTTTGTTCGCTTGATGGAGTAAAGCCGCTCTGTAGCGTAATAGAAAAAGTAGCAGCAGTTCCATGACCTCCAGTTACAGCATAGGTTACGCTATCATCAAAACCTGAGCTTATATTGCTTGTTCCAGGTGGAACAGTTACGGTATCAACCGCAGAACCACTAAGTGTAGCAACGGTTATAGTACCATTCTTCCCGCCAACAAGTGTTAATACGTCACCAACATGATAGCCACTGCCACCATTGACTACTGTCGCTGTATTAATAGCAAGCAAAAGATCGTCTGAAATTCTCCACTCAGGTAATCCATTACATGAAGCTATAAAATAAGTGTCCTGAAAAGTTACATATCCAGCGCTAAAATCCAATGGAAGTCGAGCAAACGCACTGGTTGAATAGTCATATATATAAATATATTGCTTATCACAAAATGCTATTTGATCCATCAAGTTCTCGTCTATAAACACATCACCGTACGATGTAGACAAACTAGCAACGTAAGTTACTATTGGTTGCCAGGGAATGGCACTGGGAAATGTTATACTATACACATTCTCTCCTAGCACCATATAACCAGTATTAGAACGTGCACTATAAAATATTCCTCTGCCAACTCCCGTTATTATTTGTGCATTTACAGATATATAACCTGCGTATGGAACCATCCAACCATCAATTTGGAACATGTTCCAGCACTGTTCTAACGATATTTTACTAAAGCGCCCAAATTTAGAACTGCATAGAAGTTGTAGTGGAAGTGTGGCCATTAATACCCCGGCTCAAAACCATGCGATAACTGCAAAGTAATCCAGTTCGGCTGGCCACGATTACAATACAAATTAATTTTCTCTGACGTCAAGTCTATAACGTTGCAATCGTTGATATTAGAACTGATATTATCAATCATTGCCTGCACCTCAGGATTTATAGCAACGCCGTAATAATTACATATGCGTTTTGCCACCCAGTGTTCTAAGTAATCTATGTACCACAGAGCATATACAGTAGTTAAATCCATAGGTAATTGTGCAACCGTAACAGGACTAAGCGCAAACTTTCCCCAGACGCGAAAGGGATACGTTTCGTTAGGTAAGTATTGTACTGACATGTTACAGCCATCATTTCCTAGCGTAACAGCAAATGTTGCACTAGAACCTGTACCGCCAGTTACGCCATAAGTTGTATTATTGCTATATCCAGTTCCTGGATTTGAAACATTAACAGCAGCAACAGCTGTACCGCTAAGCGCAGTAACCGTAAGTGTTGCATCATTGTTACCGCCAACAAGCGTTAAAATATCGCCAATCGCATAACCACTACCAGCAACAACTACTGCAACTGCGCCAATATTTACATTGTACGCCCTTTCAAAGGTTACATCGAAAGGCAACGCAATAATGTTGTTTATTCTTGTCGTTGAGTGGAATTGTCTTCGGCTAAGCTTTGTTGTAGCAAACCTGACCGGCGTCATGTTAAACGTGAGCGAAAAAGGCTCAACTAAATTAGGTATAAAATATTTTTCTTGGCCAATAACCGCATTTAAACTATATTCTGAATAATACGGTATCATCCGCGTATTGCTTGCAGTACCAGCCAATACTTTATTAAACAGGTCTAGCCCGATTGTAACATCGCTACCTGATACAGTTTGAAAATCACGTGATCTTACCTTGCTCAGATAAAACGCATTCGTAATCAACTCATTTACGGAATATGCCATTGTCCCCCACCTCTAGCTACCGAGCAATTCTCGGTAGCTAGAATGATAAGTTAATAAGTAAATCAGTTAACTCATACTGTGTACGTCCAGCTTTTTACCCACAAACTGGCCACGTCGCCTGCTGCAGTCAGTGTATAATCTACCGCTTGATATGTGCCCCCTACAATAAACGCTGGGCATTCTAGATCAGCTACTTGCGCCTTTGATACAACGCTACCACTTAAGATTGCAAAACCGGCACTAGCCGATCCTGTAGGTCTTAAAGTAATAGAATCACCGGCACCAGTACCTGCAACAGGGGTAATGCTTGCAATAAAATGCACGTCTGGAGAACCTATGGGAGCAACTACGTTTGCTAAACTAACAGCAGTAAAAGTATTTGCTGCGCCACCGTTTAGCACTTTAACTGGAGCGTCATAAATAAACTCCCGACCTAATGCTACTGGATTTGTATAAGAAAGCAAAAATGTAGAAGCCACGCCAGTTGCCTTAATATCTACCATACGCCAACTGTCGTAACCTTCAGGTAATGCTGGTCCGGTAGGAGATAAAGACAGTATCGCTTGTGGTAAATAAATACCATCGCTTGAGCCAATTACATAAACATAATAAATGCTAGAGGCCGCTAAAGCTGCTGCAGCATCTATACCATTTACGCCTTCTGTTGTAGCGTTAATTGTTATAGGTGTTGACACAACCATATCAATGTTGTTCGTAGAATCTGAACAAGAACCTACGCTTAGAGTTAGCGATGTAGTTGGCGTAGTACTGCTTATACTAGCGATTAATCCGCTTATATACGGCGCCGTATTCCTTGAAAGGGGAATTGGCGTATTAACACCTGTGAAAAAAGTCATATTTATTACCTCGCCTAAACACAATATGTGAATGATTTCACTAAAAGCACCAATGTGTCTGTAGCCGCCGTTCCTTTTATACTAATGCTAGAAACACCACTAACAACAAATGCTGTGCATTCTAGATCAGCCACTTGTGCTACTGTTGCAACTACCCCACTTAATTCAGCTTCGTTACCCGTACCACCAGTTGGTTGTAGATAGGCAATGTGTCCTGCAGCATTAGGGGTAAACGTAGCTACAAAATTAACGTCTGGTGTACCAATAGGGGCTACACAAGCAGTTAACGGAAGAGCAACATACGAGGTTGTTAGAGATGATGAACCGGTTGTTAATGGAGCATCATAGATAAACTCTCTATAACTATATTGACCATTTGTATAAGTCAATAAGAAATGCGAGGAACCATCAGTTACTTTGATATCTACCATTCTCCAAGTGTTATATCCATATGGCATTAGTGGCCCTGTAGTAGCAGTAGGTGCAGCAGCTGAAATTACAGCAGATGGTAACGCATGCGTATAACCACTGGAGTCGGCAATTACATATACATAATAAAACGTACTTGCTGCCAAAGAGCCAGTATCTAAACCTGCAGCACCGTTTACTGCAGCATTAATTGTTATAGCAGTTGCTACAGTCATATCAATGTCGTTTGTAGAGTCTGAACAAGCTCCTACGGCTAAGGTTAAAGTGGTGTTGCTAGCCCAGGCAGCAGTAAGACCTGTTATATAACCAACGGGATTTCTTGATCCTGGAATTGGTGTATTAATTCCTGTAAAAAAAGTCATATTTATTACCTCAATTTAAATTGTTAATATCATTTAAAGATTTGTTAGCTTTACGAACAGCTTCTCTTTTTATAGCCGCCTGCCTATATCTTTCTATAGATTCAGCGCTACGTATGCTGCCTTTACCGCGAGTGTTTCCAGTCATCATTTTGCTTCTCGCAGCTTTAGCATCATCACTATGTCGATTGCCTAAAGCATTCTTATTACCAGTTGATTTAGCTCTGAGCACTTCTCTTGTCTCAGAACTAACCGGCCTACCAATAAGCGATGCTCCAATCTTCGCTTTGTGCTCATCACTAAGCGTCTTGCCTATATGACTGGCACTAAGCTTGGCTTTGTGTTCATCGCTAAGAACTCGGCCTAAATTATATGTATTACCTTTGTGTAATTCACTAATTCTAACCCTGTTCTCGTCGCTAACCACATAACCTTTGCTAAAGTGATCCCTGCCTTTAGCGATCTTATCCCGCTGATTGTCAGCATGGGTACCAAGCCACAAATGCTTTGGATTACAGCACTCGGGATTGT